ATTCAATAATTCCAAGCTCAGACTCATCACTCACACCTCCGAATATCTCTGCGTAACATTCTCGCAACGCTTGTACTTTTGCAACTTTGTTAATCATTGTTGCAGGCATAACACCCCATTGTGACTTACCTTTGTTATATTCACTCATACTTACCTCAGCTCTATGAGGAATTTTTTCTTTTCGGTGTACCTCTGCCCACCCCCCTAGCAATGTATCGTCACTTAATATAAAAGCCCCTTCTTGATATACAAGTTCATTTTTTCGCATCACGATTACACCGTGTTTAATTCCTAAATAATCCTCTTGCCTATTTGCAATTTTGAAAAACCAGTCCTTACGGAACACAATCTGCATTGGTTTAGTTGAATCGTATTTAATAAAGTTAACATCACCGACAAATGGATTTACACCTGTTGAGGCGCATGTTGCTAACGCTAGTTTAATATCAGTATCCGTTGCCTTAGAACATAGATGATTTTTAATATCTTCTTTTGTTATTTTAGTGAACATTGGCTGTGGGTTAATTTCCGTGATTCCCTTCTGATTACTCATGCTACTACCTCCTGCTTAGGATAGTCACAATCTATCAATAAATTATCATATTTGCCGCTTAGATATTCGCTATTAAATTTCTTAATTTCTTCGCTAATTCTCTCACATAAAACCGACATAAATGGCACTTCAAAGTAACACTCAAAACACCCTTTTTTATATAAATCAAAGCTGTTTTTTTCTAGGTTAAATTTTTTGTCTATACAATATCTGCGCTTGTGCATTTCATACATTAATCTGCACTCAACCTCAATAACCTTTCTATATGTTCCTTGATTAATTATTATTTCTGTCTGGATGGTATCAATGACAAAATCGATAAGATCACTCCCAAACACTGCATAATAAGCATCTTCAAATAAAATTAACTCATGTTCTGAAACATTAATTATTTCTCTGTTGATTTCATGCGAATCAAATAAAACTAAAATCATCTTGCTACCCCCATTCCATACAAAACGCCCTCAATAAATTCTTTATTAGCGCGCTGCTCATGTAGCCTGTTAATAACAGTATTAATTTTATTTGTATTCATATTATCCCTTTTTTGCATTGCTTTTTGACAGAAAGCAATAAAACTTGTTATTATTTTCATAATTCATCCTTTTCAAAGTTCATCTTTGATTAATTAAAGCGGCTCTGCATAAGTCGCTTTTTTTATTTTATTGATTTATAAATTAGCAACCTCCTTTTTATTTTTAGGCATAACACCTTTATGCAAGACGCGTGTAAAAGGTGGAACAGCGTCCTGCATAAAGCTGTCTAAAATAAGTGGTAAAACAGAATTGTGAAAAGTATCATTATCACAATTTAAAGCCATTAAATCGTCCTCGCTTTTTGTTTCAATCATTTTTTGTATGTTTTTAATCATATTACCTACGGGTTATATTTTTTGTAATAAAAATATCTTCTGTTTTAATATTTTGTTTTATTTCATGAGGGTTTGTTTTCTTTTTTAAATTAGTCATAACTGATTTGATAAATTTAGGGGTACAGCTATTTTTAGAGCTGCTTGTATCGTAAAGTTTACAAAAAAGCGTGTTATCATATCCAGTAAGTTTAGCGAATTCAGTTATAGTTAATAGTTTTTTATATAAAGCCATTTGAAATTTATCTTTTCTTATTTTTACTACCATAAAAATATATTACATGCAGGTGATATTGTTTGTCAACCATTTTCCAATTAAAATACAATAGATTCATAACCATAATAAGTTTAAAGGTGCAACCTGACTAATTTTTCTAATTATATACGCTCAAAGATGACTGAAATGGATTTAAATAAACATCAGCTTTTTTTAAGATGTGAAAAAAACTCTGTAAGTTACAAACAAATCTGTTTAATTGTTAACGGGCAAAGTAACCCCTCTGTTAACACGTTAAGAATTATATCAAAGGCGCTGCATGTGCCGTTTTCAGATTTGCTAATTGAAGCCGGTTATATCAAGGATCAGGATGTACAAGATATTCATCAAGCGCTAAGAGATATTTTAAAACCCATATTCGATGACGGTATTGTGGATCTTTTAACTGATAAGATCATGATACAAGCGCTAGAAATCATGCTTAAACTTGATAAAAAAAAGCAAAAAGAGTGCTTAAATCATTTTCTAACTTATATTACTGGCTATGTTGCTCAGAACGAGAAATGAATGTTTTAGCTATTAATTTCTTGGATATTTTTTTTAGTTTCTTATCAAGAAGTTTCAACTGTTTTTTCAGAAAATATTTATTTGTTTTCAATCACAACTCCCCTTTTTTGAGTACGTTAATCAAAAAACATAAGGTTACGGGGAAATTGTGGGCAATTACAAAACGTAAATGCATTTTAACCTTAATTACAGAGCGTAATTAATTATATGAAAAAATGTGTTATCTATGCAAGATATTCATCTGAAAAACAAGCAGATAGCCTCTCGATTGAGGCTCAAATAGATCACTGTGCAAGCTATATTAAACTGAAAGATTACACTTTAATCGATACTTATATAGATAAAGCTCAATCTGGTACAACCGATAAAAGAGAAAGTTTTCAAAAAATGATATACGATGCAAGTAATAATGAATTTGATTATGTTGTTGTGTATAGCTATGATCGGTTTTCCAGATCGCGTTATGATCAAGTAACGTACAAGCACGAGCTTAAATCTTATAATGTTAATGTGTTATCAATAACGCAACCGATTGACCATAGCAACCCTGACGCTGTACTCCTTGAGTCGATATATGAAGGCATGGCTGAGTCCTTTAGTAGAAAATTAAGCCGCGAAACGGTAAGGGGTAGCGTGCAATCGGCTAAACTTGGATTTTATACCGGAGGGCGCGCGCCGTATGGGTATAATATCAATAAAGTAAACTATAACGGCAAAATAAAATCTAAGCTTGTAGTATGCTCACGTGAAAGCGAAACAGTTAAAATGGTATATAAACTGTATTTAAGTGGTGAATATGGCTACAAAGCTATTGCTCAGTACCTTAATAAGAATAATTATAAACCTAGATCCGGAGATAAGTTTTCAACCAGTACCATCGTTAAAATACTAAAAAATGAACGTTATACCGGCTCTATGGTATGGGGTAAAAGCAAAGATCAAAAGAAAAAAGGCTATAACACTGAAATACCTTATATATGCATACCAAACTCGCATGAAGCTATTATTTCTATTGAGGATTATAAAAAAGTGCAGTCGTTAATAACCAAGCGAGGCGCGAAAGAATCAATAATTAATCAATATGATTACTTACTATCTAATCTTTTAATATGTAGCTGTGGATGCAAGTTAGTCGGCCACAGCGCTAAATCTGGTAAGTATCATTACTATGTGTGTAACGGAAAAGTTAAAAAAGGCTATAACGCTTGTACAACTCCCATGATTGCAAAAGAGTTAATTGAAAATAGTGTTATTAACACACTTAATACCTTTATTTTTTCGCAATCTAATATAAAAAAAGTTGCAACTGAAATTTATTGTCAGATACAAGATTATTTTTCTAAAAAAGATAAAGAAATAAAGCGTATCGATAGAAAAATTCCAGAATTGAAACAAAAATATAATAAATTAATCGATGTAATAGCTACGACAGATCATTTATCTATTGAAGATATTGCGCCCCGAATCAAAGAAATAAAGAAAGAAATTGAATTTATGGAAAACGAAAAGAGAATAATGCAAAAATCTAAAAAAACAGCAAAACCTATGAGTGATATAGATATAGCTAATCAGTATATTGTAATGATTAAGCAGTTGATTAATGATGGTCTATTTGTGTCTAATTCTCAAATTAAAAAATTAATAAAACAAATAAAAGTAAATTATCCATCATACAGCATAGAATATAGTTTTTCGCATGGTAGTGAAGAAAAAGTTCTTAATGATATTCCTATGGTAGCCTATCATATATACCAAGCAGAACTTATTTTATCCAATCAAAAAAAGCTGGAACAAACAAGCTCAATCCGGTAGCTATAATACTTGTGTATATACTTATTCGCTGCTTTAAAATTTTTAAATCATTACTTAATTTTAAGGTAAAATCACAAAGTACATACTCCATTATTTCTAGCCCAATATCAATAATAAATAATTTATATTTTTTATCAGCATCACTTAATTGATGATTATTAATGTGGTTTTGTAGTAGTCTGTTCTTGTATTCGTATACCTTTTCTTGCACCAGACTCGCGGACGGCAAATCTGTGTTCATTTACTTTCTTAAACCGAGCCGTATAGAGCCGTCTTTGGTGTTGTATTGCGCTCCAATGCTGCCTATATAAGTACTTAATTTTCCATTACTAAAATCGAATGAAACATCTTTAAGAGATCCGTTTTTAATTCGATTAACAGTTTTTGCTGCTTTTGTAATACCATCGCTATCTAAGTTATCATTATATTGTAGTACTTGATTAAATTTTTTTGTTAACATCTTAACGGCTTGATCATCTTTTTTGTTTTTTGTTGTTTTTGTAACAACATCAGCCAAATCTAAAATAGTTTTAGTGTATTGCAAACCAATTTCTCTATTTTCTGGAACAATTAACCATAGATATATACTTTTAATCCAATTTTTTATTTGTGCGTACATTTAAAACCCTCCGTTTCGTATAAAATTACTCGCCACGTTTAACATCATCGAAAGCAAAAACGCAATTAGATATTTTTGTGTTGCGTTTTGCTTTCGTTCTTGCTCAATATGGTTTGAATGTATTTGGTTCTTAAGATTGTTGTAGGTCTCTTGTAATTTCGCCTCTATTGCTCGATAACCGGCCTGCAAATCCTTGATATCTGATTTATTAGTTTCAATATTATTTTCCAAAACTTGAATATTGCTTGTCGATTGAAAAAAGGTGTTATCACTCACGGCAATACTCCTCATATGTAATATATTTATTATCTTTGCATATTAAAGCTTCTTTAGCGTTGCTATTAAGAGGGGAATTTATACTTATATGAATAAAGTTTTTATCTGGATAAAATATAATCTGCCTAAAATCTATATCGCTATCCTTAACAACCCAATTAAAAACATGTTCATTTGTGAAATTAGGGTAAGTAAGTGACACATCAGCAGCGCACCCTATTAAATGATCGCTATTTTCACTACCCCTTACTAACTGGTTAAGTGACTGATCTCTCTTTCCGCTTAATACAGAAATAGACCCGAACTGATCTCTAAGTGGTTGCAAGCAAGACAAGCACAAAATTCTTAAATGCAAAAAATCCTCTAAACATAGCTTAATGTTCTTAGCTATTTCAGGATAAGATGCGCTAACCACAAACTCGTAAGCGCTGAAATTTTTAGTTAGTTTTGTATTAAGATCAATAAAATCTTTTGTAATTATTTCTGATTTTTTAAAAAACTTCATTTTTTTATTTGCTTTTCAAGTTCTTCCACTTTTTTAACCAATTGTTGAACGGCAGCAGTAAGCAAAGGCACAATTTTAGCTTGATCTAGTCCTTGAAATTCTGCTTTTCCTGTTTCTGCATTAACAGCATCTTTTTCACCTATGACGGCTTCGGGAATTACCTCCTGAACTTCGTGAGCTATAAATCCGTCTACAGTTTTATTTTTGTCTTCTATAAAATTAAACTGACTTGGTTTCAATTTCATTAATCTAGAAATACCGTCAATAATAGGGGTAACATTCTCTTTTAGCCTATAATCTGAGCTAGTGGCGTATGCTGTTGATGATGAATTAATCCATATAGATCCTACAGTAGTTCCATTCAATTTAAAAATATGGAGGGGAACTGATGAGCCTGAACTATCTGTTCTATTCCAGTATGCTACAATCCGATCAGAGGCAGCTACAACAAGCTGGGAATCTTTACTTAAATAGAAGCCGTCCCCTGTAGACTGGCCTCCCATATCAATAGTATTATTAATGAATAAACCACCTGTAGATGGTATTCTCATTCGCTCATTAATTGCGGAAAAACCATTCGCAGAAGCTGTAGAAGTTGTGCCAAAAATAAGATGCGCCCCTTCATTATCCCCATCCCCTAATGCCCTAATTCCTGCAACTGTGTGATTATCAGAAGCGTTAAATAAAACATCCCCTATCGACCCTGTAGTATTCGTGTTGGTTCGTTGCATGGTGAATATTGTCGATCCGCCAGAATTAGCTAAATGTAGTAAGTTACTCGGAGTTGTAGTGCCAATTCCCACTCGATTATTAGTAGAATCAACCTTAAACGTTGATGAATCAACAGTGACATCTCCTGCAACTGAAAAAGTACCACTAACAGCTATATTAGTGTCTAATTTTTGGGATGTAACGCTACCGTCAGCGGGTACTCCTATTGATACAGTTGTACCAGTAACACATTCAATTGTAGAACTATTAGCCGGCGCTGAATTAAACGTTAAAGTTGTATTAGATACGCTGTAATCGCTTTGGTTTTGGTATTGGTTATTAATATACACTTGTACATTGTTTTTATTACCGGGCGCGACACTTAGCGTGAAGTTAGTAGTAGATCCGTCACCGCTAAAGGTATCTACTGTATTATCACCAGTGACTGCACCGTAAATTTGCGTCGTCCATTCGTCAGGGTTTGGATCAGTATCCGGTATGCATATATAACCTGTATCCGGATTTTGTATGATCACGCTTGTATTGCCGTCGATTGTGTCAGTACTAGCTCTATTAATTGTAACCTTATTGCCACTATTGTCTGTTTTTTTAATTGCGACGACATAAGGCGTAGATAAATCTAGGTTAGATATTTGAGGTAAATTCACGACAAAATCACCAGATGAACAATCAATTGCTAACATAGCCCCACGATGTGAATTACCAACAGTTAGAGGTGAGTTACTAGTCGTAAAAAATTGTACATCATTCCATATTACGTTATTAGCCGCGTTTTGGGCTGCTGTGGCAGAACTAGCCGCGTTTGTCGCACTAGTAGCCGCGTTTGTTGCGCTTGTTGCCGCGTTAGATGCTGAGGTACTCGCCTCCCCTGCTTTGGTTGTTGCTGTTGATGCAGAGGCAGAAGCGTTGGTTTCGCTAGTCGCTGCATTTGTTGCTGAGGTACTGGCTTCACTTGCTTTTGTTGTCGCTGTTGATGCAGAGGCAGAAGCGTTAGCTTCGCTAGTCGCTGCATTTGTTGCGCTTGTTGCCGCGTTAGATGCTGAGGTACTCGCCTCCCCTGCTTTACTCGTTGCCGTACTAGCTGAACTAGAAGCATTGGTTTCACTTGTAGAAGCATTGGATGCACTTGTCGCCGCATTACTTTCACTTGTCGCTGCGTTTGTTGCACTAGTTGCTGCATTTGTTGCACTAGTCGCTGCGTTGGCGGCGCTTGTAGATGCGTTTTGGATCTGGTCAGTGGTTGGCCCAACGTCAAAACCGTTACCTGAACTGTTAGTAACTAAGGCTCTATTTGCATTCCCTGCTAATGTAGTTGGTAATGTAGGCTCAAAACTCGAATTGCTTGTCGTTGTTGGATTTTTAATACAACGTGAAATTTCATCCTGTTGTTGCTGATCAATCATAACCGCATAATCAGCCA